GATGGGGGTGGTGGCTTGTAGGAGGAGGAGGTGACGGCTCATGAGAAATCCACAGGGTCATTGGGCAGAGGTTCACCGGCGGTCTGCGCCGCTTCGCGCAGGGCGCGGCGGGCGGATTTGTCGGCATCGTGGGCCATGCGGGCCAGGCTGATGAGGCTGGCGGTCTCCTCAGCGAGCGAGCGCAGCACGTCGGCGACGTCCGGGGCGGAGAGCACATCCAACACGCGGCCATCGACGGCCTTGGGCGGCACGCCCCATTGCATCCGCTTCAGCAGCAGAGCCCAGAAGCGGGTCAGGCTGTTGGCTTGGGCTGCGCAGATTTCCACGCGCCCGGACAGCACGGCGTAGCGCTCCATGCCGGTGAACAGTCCAGTGCCGTCGGCGTTGTTGTAGCAATCCAGTGCGAGCTTCAGGGTTGCGATGGCGGCGCGCTGCGGCGCCTCCAGGGTATCGAGCAGCGCATCAAGTGCGGGGTTTGCCATGCTTGGCTCCTTTGATGACGCCGGCCGCGATCAGCGCCGGCAGAAAATGGGGTCGCCCCCGGTGCGGTGCGATGAGGGTTTCCCAGGCGACGGACTGGGCGGGCTGCTTGGCCGCGCGGGCGTAATCGCGCAGCAGCCCGAAGTAGAGAGAGGCTTTCGCGAAACCCGCGCCCAGTGGCGGCAGCATGGCGTCGATGAGCGCCAGGCAGGCGGGCAGATCGAACTGGCGGTATTCGCTGACGTCGTAGTCCGGCGCGTGGACGTACAGCCCGCAGCGGGCGACGGTGGCCAGGCGGGTTCGCGGCCACAAGCGCGGCTTCACGTCCGTGGTCATGACGCCCGCGATGGGGGTGTCGCCCGGCATCCCGGCCAACTCGCGCAGCACCACCAGCCAGGGGCGCTTGTCGGTGACCACGGATTCCAGGCTGATCACAGTGAACTCCATCCGCGCAGGCAGTGCCAGGTAGTTGCCCGGCCGCCCCTTGCCGATGCCGTACAGCCAGGCGCAGGCGGGGCAGACGTGCTTGGAGCCGAAGCGGAAATAGTCGGCGTGGTTGGCGAAGGTCGGGGTCTCGATCTGATCGAGGGAGATGCCTTCGGTCAGGGGCGCGGCGCAGGTGGCGCAGACGCCGGATGCCGGGATGGCCCGGTATTCGTGGGGTGGTTGCCCGGCGGCGTGCCAGGCGATGGATGAGGCGGACATCTGATCTCCGGAGGGGGAATGGCTGGGCGCCATCAATACGGCCAGGAAACGATGCCAGCGTAGGCACCCCAGCGCGCTACCGCACGTGCCGGGTGTTGTGGCGGAGATCGCTACAGCTACGCGATCTCCGTAGCGCGCACTTCCAGTTCGAGCCCCGTGGTGAATCCCCCGCTGCCCAGGCGGTGGGTAACCCTGGCGATCAGCCAGTCGGTGCCGTCGATGGCTGGTTTCCAGCCAGACAGGCGCACCGGGGTTTCCGGGAACAATTCCGGGCGGCCTCGGGCCAGGGTGAGGGAGAAGGTGGCTAGTCCGCGTTGCAGTCGGCGGTATTCGGCCCGCGCCGCCCGCGCTGCGGTGGTGGTCGTGGCGTAGGTGTGGCGCAGGGTCTTGACGTTGTCGGCGCTGTGGTCTACGCGGCGATCAATGGCTTCCTCGCGGGTGCGCTTCTGGCCGTCGGCGTCGATGTTGTCCTGGGTGATCAGCACCTCGCCCCGTTGCCCTGTGGCAAGGTCGTGATATTGGGCGCGCACGCCGACGTAGGTGTCTCGGTCGGCGACGCTGAAGCGGTGCTGGTCGCCATCCCGCCGGGTAATCGTGACGGCGAGGATGGTCTTGCCGCTGGCCGTGGTCGCCACCCCGGCGCGGGTGAACAGCAGGTTGCCCGCCTTCACTGTGGCGATGGCGTCGTGGTCGCGTGCCAGGCGGGTGAGCAGGTTGGCATCGCTTTCGTTGGTCTGGTCGAGATGTGCCACCGTGATCCCAGCCAGGGCGGTGTCGATGCGCGGATCCAGGTCGCACGCCATCGCGATTTCATCGACGATGTCGGCGATGGTGGCCGCGTGCCAGGAGCGCTCTCTCTGTTCCGCCAGTCCGGTGCGTAGGTCGGCGGATCGGGCGCGCAGGGTAAGGGTGTCCGGCGCGCCGGCGTGCTCGACCTCATCGACCCGGAACAGCCCCTTCTCGACCAGCCCGGTGTCGCTCCAGCCGATGCCCAAGGCGAGTTCGGCGCCGCGCGTTGGGATGTCCAGATTACCGTCGTGGTCGGACAGGGTGAGGTCGAGTTGATCGGCCTCGAAGCCGCGATTGTCGGTGAGAGTGAGGTCGATCAGCCGATCGGCAATCTTCGCGGTCAGATCCTGCCCGGACAGGGTGAGGCGGAAGATCGGGCTGGGGTAGCCGGTCAGGCGGATCACGGCAGCAGGAACGGAAGGGCGGTGGCCAGGTCGCCCAGGGGGGTGGATTCATCCACGCGGGCGAGCTTGAGCGAGAATTCGATCTGACGGGCGGCGCCGTCGCCGAAGAACAGGGTGCTGGTCTCGCTCATGTCCTCGATGACGTATTCGCCGTAGATCTTGCCGTCGCCCTGGATCATAGGCCAGGCGCGGCCGGTTTCCGCCATCGCCCGCAGCATGGCCAGCGAGACACGGCCGCCGGTGACTTCGGGGTACAAGGTGCCGGTGAGCGTGATGGTGTCGTCTCCGGGGCCGATGAACTGCCGCGCCGGGCGCAACCCTACCCGCGAGCTGCTCGGATGGCGCCATTGCGTGTGGCGCTGCAACTGTTGATAGGGCGCCGTCTTCAGGGCGAAGACGAACAGGCCGAGGGCCATCATCATGGTCAGAACCCGCCCAACCGCGCGTTACGGGCTAGCTTTCTCTGACGCTTGATCTGGGCGGCGGCGATGCGGTCCGCGTCGCCGCCGCAGCCGCTCAACCCGCTCCACCCCATCTTCAACGGACGTTTCGGTTCGCGCGGCGGGGTGGCCGAGTAGCCCATGCCAAAAATTACCGCCAGCGCGGCGGCGACGCCCATGAATCCTCTTCTCATTTCGTGGCCTCCTATTCCCGGTCGCCCAGCCGGCTGCGCCCGCGCGCCGCCTGCCGGTGCTGGATCATTTCGACCTGGCGCGCCACCTCGGCTGCCAGGTTCTTTTCGTTCATGCCGGCGCTGGGGTGGACGTGGATGACCACACTCATGCCGGCGCCGCCCATCGCCGTGGCCGCCAGCGGCGGGCGGGTGTCGATGTTGGCCATGGCCGCGCCGGCGCCGCGCATGAGTCCGGCGCCGGCTGCAGTGAACTGCCTGGCCATGCGGGCGATGGCGGCGAGCGGGGCGCCCTGGCCGCCGGCAATGCCCTGCTCCAGCCCCTGCATGGTGTAGCCGCCGATCTCCATGAATACGCGCGAGGGCGACTTGATGCCGAGGGTGTCCTTGAGCCAGCCGACGGTTTCCTGCCCCAACCCGGTGACGGTGGATTTCAGCGCAGCCCACTTGGCCTTGATGCCGGCGATGATGCCGTCGACGATGGCACTGCCGATGGCGAGGAATTCCGCCGGGAGTTTTTTGAACCAGGCCACCAGCTCGGCGACCTTGGCCTTGATGGCCTGGACCATGTCGTAGATGAGACTGCCCAGGGTGGTCTTGTGTCCGGCGATATTGGTCAGCAGCGCGGTGATGCCGTCGTTCAGCAACGTGCCGGCGGTGTAGCCGACGGTGAACGCGGCGGCGATCTTGGCGAGCGGGTTGAGCAGAGAACCCAGTCCGGTCACCAGCCCGGGCGCGGCCACGCCCAGGGTGGACATGGCCAGCTTGGCGGCGGCGAACGGACCCATGACGGCGGCGACGCCGATGGCCAGCGCGCCCAGGGCTGTGGTGACCGTGGCCACCACGGCGGCGATCTTGGTGATTGTTGCGGCCCACTCCGGATGCTCGCGCACCCAATCGCGGATGCCCTTCAGCACGCCGGCCACGGTCTGCATCAGATCCACCAGAGCGGGCTTGAGCGTCGCGCCGATGTCGCCGGCCAGGTTGCCCAGGGTGTTCTTCATCATTTCGTACTGGGCGTTCTGGGTTTGCAGGCGGGACTGCATTTCCTTGTCCATGCTGCCCTTGGCCTTTTCGTCGTTCACCAGGGCCAGTTGCCGGCGGTATTCGCCCAGGTTGGTGGCGAGCTTGGCGGCGTCGTCGCCGAACTCTTTGCCGAACAGACGGGTGGCGGCCTCCAGTCGGGATTCCTCAGGTAGCGCCTTGATGGCTTCCATCACTTTGATGATGGTGCCGGTGGCGTCTGCCGACATGCTTTTCTGGAGCGCGTCCGAGATGGCATAGCCGCGCGTTTCTTCGTCCATCTTGGCGAGTTCCGCCAGCTTCTTTTTATCGTCGATCAACCCGGCGTAGATCATGCCGACGCCGGTCTGGAACCGTTTTCCTTGCATCCCCGCCACGGACAACTCCCGCATCATCGCGTTGCTGGCGCTGGCGGCGACTTCCGCGCCTGCGCCAAGGCTGAGGAAGGTGCTGCCCAGGGCCGCCGCCTCGCGGAAATCCATCTTCAGCGTGGTGGCGGTACCGGCGATGCGTTGCATCACGTCGATGATGTCGCCGCCCTTGCTGAGTGCCTGATCGTCGAGCCAGTTGATGGTGTCGCCCAACTGGTGAATGTCCTTGATCGGGATCTTGTAGAGCTGGGAAAGCTTGGCGACGTTCTCGCCGACCTGATCTACCGGCAGGTCGAACGCGGTGCTCATGGTGGACGTGAGCCGGGCGTAGGTGAGCAGGTTGTCCTTGCCCTGGATGCCCATGCGCGCGCCGGCCTCGACGATCTGCGCGATGCGGCCGGCGGCCATGGGGATGGTTTCGGACATAGCTTTGATCTCGCGCGCCATGTCGTGATACGTCTGGGTGTACTTGCCGTTGGCGTCCTTGGCGCCTTCCACCTGGCGGGCGACGCCGAGCATGGCATCCTCGAACGCGGCGGATTCCTTGACCGCAGCGAGGATGGGCGCGCCCATCGCGACACCGGCGGCCATCGTGGTGGCGCCGCCCATCGCGATCTGGTTGCGCAGGTTGATGGTCTTGCGGTACTCGGCTTGGGCGGCGTTGAGGGCGCGCATCCGTTCGTTGTGGATCTTGAGGGCGTCCGATTGCCGCTCCACCTCGGCGGAGGCGGCGGCGATGTCGCCCTTCAGTTGCTTCTGGTGGGCGGCAAGCCCGGTGGTGGAGATGCCGGCTTCATCCATCGCTGCGCGCAGGGCTTTCTTGCGCTCGATCAGTTCGCCCTCGCGCGCTTGCAGGTCGTTCACCTCTTTCTTGGCGTCCTCGAACGCCTTGGTCATCGCGCGGGTCGGCTTCTCCACCGCCGCCATTTCCTGCCCCAGGCGCTGGGCCTTTTCCTGGGCGTTGGCGAGTTCGTGGCCGGTGATGGCGATGAACTTGGCTGTTTCGCGGAACTTGTCGATCAAGCCCTGCTGTTGCTCCAGTTCTTTCATCGCGCCCTTGGCGTCGCGCAACGCCTTGGCGGTCTCGCCGCTGGCCTCGCGGATGCTCTTGAGCGGCGCCGTGGCCTGGTCGATGGCCTTGAGCAGCACTTCGAGTTGGAGCTTGTCCATCAGCGTTTCCCGGTGATCTTCATTTGCGCGCCGCAGACGATGCACTTCAGGACTGCGGTGCTACGGCCCGCCGCCTGGGGTGTCCAGCGGTGGCGGTAGCGGCAGCGTAGGCCGACGTTGCGGGTGGTGGCCATCAATCCTCCACACTGGCCCGCACCCGGGCGCGTTCGCGCCAGTCGGCTAGTTCGGTCAGGCTCATGGCGTCCAGGGCGGCGGGTGGCCAGTGGAAGACGACGGCGAGGTCGGCCATCGCATCCTCTACTCGGTCGGGGATTCCAGGGCCGCCTTCGGCAGCAAAAAACCGGACACCCGCGCCCCGGCGCTGAGCAGGTCGGCGGGGTCCATGCCGGCTACTTCGCCGGCGGTGAGGCTGGGGGTGGTGATGCGCGGCAGGACGGTGATGAGCGCGCCGACGTCCATCTGCAGGAGGTCGACCAGGGAGACGCCGCGCAGCTCGCCGGCAGCGGGCTTGCGGATTTCAAGCGCGTCAATGGCAGTTTCGCCGCGCGGGATGGGGGTGTTGAGTTTCATGGTGGCTCCAAAAAACCGGGGGCCGCAGCCCCCGGGTACTGCGGCTGCGGCACAACTGTGCCAGGGATATGCGTTACGCCAGGCCGACGGCCTTGCGCTGTTCGGCCAGCATGTCCACGCCGGCCACTTTCTCGATCATGTTGAGCAGGTCGATTTCGACTTCCTCTTTCCCGGCGATGGTGAGCTTGTAGTAGCTCAGGCTCATCTTCACCGTGGTTTTGCCCTTGTCGCCGGCCTTGGCGTCGCCGCTTTCGATTTCCTTATGGCGGCCACGCACCACGATTTCGACCGCCTGCACGGCGCCAGTGAGGTCTTCCTGGTAGGCGCCCGCGAAGCGGATCATGACGCCGTCCACCTTGGTCTTGGCGTACTGCTCATACACCCCGGCGACGATGCCGGCACAGGTGAAGTCCATCTCCAGCTTGTCCTGGCCGAGGTCGATGTCCACCGGGCCGTTCATGCCGCCGCCCCGGAAGTCGGCCATCTTGCGGGACAGCTTGGGCAGCTTCACATCTTCGGCGACGCCCATGTAGCTGTTGCCGTCATTGAACAGGTTGAAATTCTTGAGTACGCGGGGGAGGGCCATTTCGAGCTCCTATCAGGCGCCGATCTGGGCGGCGAAATCGACCAGGTAGCGGTCGGTGATGCGCTGGCGGAACAGGAGGTTCTCCAGCGGCGGGACGGGGGTGTAGTCGTAGTCGATGTAGAGCTTGCCGTCCTTCAGGGTCACCTCGCTGTTCGCGTCCGGGTCATACCAGGCGCTGCCGTCGATGAGGTAGCCCAGGGCGCGCAGCTCGCGGAACTTGGCATTGATGCCCTCGATGATGTCGCGCGCCAGGCTGGGGTTCAGTGGCTTATCCACGGCCCACAAGTGCGCCTCGGCCATCGTATCGGCCAGAACCTGGGCGGTGCGGGTGTAGTTCTCGAAGGCGAACAGCGGGTCGGCCGAGCAGGTGCGGGAGCCCCAGAAGCGGAAACCGTCTTTTCGGATCAAGGTGGTGATTTCGGAGGCATTGAGGTAGCCGGCATCCGTGGCGGGGTCTTGCAGATCCCAGAACACATCCTTGCTCAACCCGGTAACGCCGTTGACCGGGACGTTGCTCAAGGTTTTGTGCCAACCGATGTCGTTGTCGAGCTTGGCGCGCAGGCCGACGGCGCGGGCGGTGGCGGCGGCGCTGACGGTGGCGCTGGTAACGGTGTCCCAGGACAGGAAGTCAGGCCAGATCACCATCACTTCGCGCTGGCCGAAGTTTTCGCGGTACAGCGCGGCTTCTTCCT